ATTCGCCGCAGAACCTGCAATATTTGCTGGTATTCTTAAGTCGTCGCTTCCTGGTTTTGCTTCATATCTTAATTCTGCTCTAGCTTCATTAGGACTAATAATTCCGCCATTTACTAAACTTACATGGTAGGCGGCTACATCTTTCATTTCAGGTTGTAGTGCACTTACGGTTGTTGTAACTGGTTCAATGTCATATCCAAAGTATCGCTCAATGGCACTTGAGAATTTATTTAAGATAGGTATAATTGTTTCTAAATAAAATAATCTTAAGTTAGGTGATATATTTGCATTATTTCCACCGTCTAATAAAATTGGCGGAACACCTAAAGACTTTAATATTTTTGCGTCGTGTGTTTTAATTGATGTATCGAAATCCATTTCTTGAAATGAATCCGCTATATTTGCTGCTGGTTTTAGTCCACTATCCAAAATCATCGGCTTTCGCGCACCATTTTTAGGACTGTATTTAGCACTCCAGTTTGCGATTGTACGATCTTTTGCGACTTGGGATAATGTATTTTCCGAAGTTAAGATTAATCCTGCTACTGCTCCATTCTCAAAGAACTGTTCTTGGAATGTTTGCATTTTGTACAGAATTCTGATGTTTCTGTCTGCTGACTGTAGTCTGCTCGAACCACGATAGATACTAATAGAGCTTAAGTCTTTGATGTGTATAATTTCGTCAGGCTTAAAAACAACTGTTACATTATAACGATATGCTGCTACAAAAGTTTTTGAGTCTGTTTCGATTTGTACTTTTGAGGCAGGTAGGTGGTACAAGTGTACACCATCGTAATATAAGAATATATTGCCTTCTAAGATAAAATCAGTAAATATGTTGTTGCGAAAATCTTGTGCGCTTTGATACGGATTAGGGGCATAGTTAAGTAACTGGTTTAGCGTTTTTTGACGCACGCCGTTAGTTACGCCTTCCATCTTTTTGTCTTTTACGTCGTAGTCTAAGCTTGAACAAGCTGATACGATCATATTAACACCGCGGTTTACTGTTTCTAGTTTTTCAAAAGCTTGATTATAAGTAATAGCGCTGTCGCTATTAATAAATAAGCCTTGTTCTCTAGCAATCCAAACCTGCGCTGGATTTAACTTTTCTCTAACCCATGAGCCTACTTCTTTGTACCACGCCATGAGTGTCCTTTATAAGAATTTGCTAAACAGTCCAAGAGAGCTTGTTTCAGGAACTCTGCCTTCTGCTTTAGCTTTTTGTTTTTCAATCCAGTTTTTCTGCCTGTCTTCGCTGCCAGGTGCGGGAGCTTTACCATAAACGCCGTGAAGTGCTACATGGTGCTTGTTACATAAAGTGTAAACTAAGTCATATAACTCAACATGATGTTCGGCAATGAACTCGTCCCTGACTGCAAGAATTCCGTCGTCTGTGCTTATATCGTATTGCTTACGATCAGCCCAACGGTTTAGGAGTATAGTAATGGAATGAAGATGATGCAGCTCTAAGTCTTGGGTAGTGTTACAAACATAACAATACTCTTGCTTTTGATAAGCTGCTTTTGCTTTGTCCCTGATCCATTTTACAGGGATTCTGTTGTTTGTGTTTTTAGCCATAGGCAAAATTTTTTTCAATAAGTCATATTATAACATCACAGCATGGCAATGTCAACCTATAATTTTTTTCTGCACAATTTTCTGCACAAAAAAATTACTTGAGCAGGCTAAGCCGTGGTTATAACGTGTAAGTATACAGCGCGTAGCGTAAGGCGTCGGCCATGTGCGAGTACTTGTCGTGTAGCGGTTTTTCCGACTTTACAGTATCACGAGTATCCCAACGGTACTGATCTAGCATAGCTAGTGTTTCTACACAGTGTGGTGAAACCACCAATCTACCAGTTTCAATTAGGGTCTGTACGTAGGCAATACCAGGTAGCACATCTTTTTTAGCTTTTACAGTTGCAATGTCGTAAAGATAAGCCAAGTCGCTAGCAAATTGTGGTGCAGCCGAATCAATAAAAATAGACTCAATTTGCCACTTTTGAATATACTCTTGAAATGCTGCTGCGTGTAGGTCTGTGGTAGCCTCCGACTTTAAGTATTCATCTACTACATGAAAACGATCTTTTGTAGGTTGATATACTATACTTATAAAAGCAGTAGGGTCACGATAGCCAGGGTCACAACCAGCTATGCCTTCGTCGCCATCGCCCAGTTCAAAGTCTAGGATCTGCGTTTGTGGTATTTTATAAATCTGACCCTCAAATGTATTGAACGAGGCCATGTACTCTTGCTCAAATTCACTTTTACTCATTGACTTACGCGCTTCAGCAACATCCGACTCCGACATCCTAGTATTTTCCGTATAGTCGGCAGTAATTGAACACCACTCTGGAAATTGGTCACTAAAGCCACGTTCATAAAACTTTGAAAACCAGTTGTTCTTACCACGAGGCGTTGAAATAAAGATTGCTTTTGAATTAGGCTTGTCTAGTGTAGGACGTAGCGCAACATTAAAGGCTGCTTCGCCGTCGGAACCTAAGGCAGCTTCGTCAAATATAATTAAATCGTAGCTGCGACCTACCGTGGAGTCTACAGTCGATAGTGAACCCATGCGGATAGTTGAACCATTTGATAACTCAATAATGCGGTCCTTTAAGTTGTCGCGCGTAACTTCCAAGTCAAAGTGCTTTATAAGCTTGCGCTGCAGGTCAAATGAAATTGTGGACAAGTTGTAGTTAGGCGAAATAATTAAAACATTTGACCCAGGTATTAAGGTCACAAGCTGACCAATTACGTTGGCAATATAAGTTTTGCCTAGTCTGCGCGCAAGTGCTGCACAAACAAAACGGTACTTAGGATCGTTGACTGCGTTGATTAGGGCAATTTGTGGTTCGTTGATGGTGTCCCAGATGCCTAGCAGTTTAAGGTAGTTGGTAATTGGCAGCTTAATAAAGCGCTTGTCTGCGGGCAAGTCGCGTATAACTGCACGTAACACGTCAGGTCGGCTAATAGTTAACATTTATTTTAAGTCTCCTGTTAGCAGCTTGTTGATAAGTGCTCCGTATTTAGTGCCGTCGCCTAGTCCATCATTGATTTGTACATTTACTTGCGACTTGATGCCTGACGCCTGATTACCTTGCTTTAATTTCTCCAGCGCAATCTCGCGATCAAGTTGTTCCATTGACATTTTATGTGAAAGTGCTATAATGTCTAGGATGTCTTTATTGCTTCCAGTTTCTGACTCCTGCATGTCTTGAAGTTTCTTTTTAATTAGGGTATCCATTAACTCGCGCATGCGGAAGCGGTTGTTAAAACCGACCTCAAAGAAAACTTGGTTAACGTAAGCTTTTATTTCCTGACGGCCTAAGATGCGTGTAACCATGTCAATGGGTAAATCTAGTACATCTGCTACTTTTTGTGAATCTTGGAGCTCTAAGAAACAATTTGCTACTTCTAAGTTTTCTGGTGAAATTTGTAAAACCTCAGCAGGCGAGGTTTGGGGTAGAGTATTCATGTTATTATCCTTTTGGGTAGTATAACACCTTGTACAAGTATTTGGCAAGCTAGTATTTTGGCACCTTATTGGTTTTAGATAATTTTTTAATTGTGGCCGTAAGGGTGGGTGCGGTGGTCGGTACTAAAAAAGTAGTCTAAGAACCGCCCCAGCTAATACTTTAGTATAATAACTAGTTTGTTTCCAGTTTAGTAACAGTTGTAATACTTTTGTTTCCTAAGTATTTTGCTAACAAAAGTATTACACTAATAACCACACAAAAAATAAGTCTTGCACAACTTCGGATTCTCAGTTATAATTTAATTTTTAAAGGAAATAAAATGCGAAATGATTTAGGCGTTGTTATGATTTTGATTAGCTTGCTGATGCTGTTTGGTGTTGTTGGTTCTGTTGACAATATGCTACCACACAGCAAATTTCAAGATGTTATCATGCTGATGACTGTTGGCTTTGTTGCTGTTGCTGTTGGCTTGCTTGGCTATTCTTACATTGTGGAATAACCCTAACACTTGCAAGGTTTTGAATTTTAGATTATAATTTGATTTTAAACGAAAGGAAACGAAAATGACTGCAAAGACTTTGAACTACACTCCCGAGCAAACCACTAAAATGGTTGCTGATTACCAATCAGGCATGACTGTTGAAGCTATCGCTGATAGCTTGGGCAAGACTGTTCGTTCTGTTGTTGCTAAACTCTCACGTGAAAAAGTTTATCAAAAGAAAACCTATGCCACTAAAACTGGCGAGCCTGTTGTTAAAAAAGATGCTGTGTCCGATTACATTGGCGAGGCATTGGGCTTAACCGAGGCTGATGTTACATCCCTCACTAAGGCTAATAAAACTGCACTCAAAGCGATTGCAGATTTTATCAAGGCTGAAAAGTCTTAAACAATGGGGCTTTGCCCCTTTGTAATACCTTTGTTTTCAACTTTTGTTGCAAACAAAGGTATTACTTTTGCTGGCGCCAATATTATACCATATAATATTGGGGCGTGTCAATACCCCTACAAAAAATATGTTATTAAAATATTTGTTGACAACATTAAAAAATTCGCTATAATAGACAACATGAAAACACAATACACTCAAACACAACTAAACCGCTTTCACAGATT